AGGAAGTGGTTCAAGAAGCTGAAACAAGCGACTTACCATTTTAACAAACTAGGGCGGTGTAATAACCGCCTTTTTTATTACCTTTACAAAAACAATACAAAACAATGAAAGAGATAACAGAAGAACAAACTACCCATAATATGTTGATGGAGTTGATAGCAGAAGAATGTGCTATTGATACATCAGAGGTTATGGAGTACCCACCAACGGCATTAAGTCTAGGTGAAAAAACCATACAAGCGAAAGGTGGTGATATTACAATGCCAATTCCTATTGGAACTTATGGAAATTTCAGCTTCGTTCAAGCACCCCCAAAGAGCAAGAAAACTTTTTTTGTTAGTTTATTAGCATCTGTTTATTTAAGCGGTGGCAATAACTTTGGTGGTAAAATTAAAGGTCATCGTGAAGGAAGGTGTTTAATGCACTTTGATACAGAACAAGGACACTGGCACGCTCAACGAGTTTTTAAGCGTGTTCAAGATATGAGTGCAAACAAAGAAGTAGGTTGTTATCATACTTATGCACTTAGGACAATAGGGTATAAAGAACGAATACAATTTATAGAACACTGCTTAGAACAAAACAAAGGAAAAAACGGTTTAGTTATTATAGACGGAATTGCGGATTTAGTTTCTGACGTTAATAATTTAGAAGAATCAAATTTATGTGTTCAAAAAATAATGCAACTATCGGCTAAATATGACTGTCATATAGTAACGGTAATACATAGTAATTACGGAAGCGACAAGCCGACTGGACACTTAGGTTCATTCCTTGAAAAAAAGACCGAAAACCAAATACAACTTGAAATAAATACAGTAAATAAAGAATGGATAACAGTAAGCTGCAAACGAAGTAGAGGTTATGCTTTTGAAACGTTTAGCTTTAGTATTAACGAGTTTGGGTTGCCTTTCGTAGTTGGCGAAATATACGACCCATTGGAATACTTTGTACCTAGAACACTAACACCTAACAAACCAAACGAACAAGTTAGGGTGAATTTTAATAATTAAATAAATGAAATCAATTTTAGAACTTGCATATAAAAAGCATAGTGATTGGAATAACATAGTAAAGAGTTTCGGCTGCAACCCATCAATGAGTGAGGACGTTGTTATGGAAATGTATATCCAGCTTGATGCTGATGTTAAAAAAGGTTTAGACCTTTACTATAAAGACCAGATAAACCATTACTATTGCTATAAAGTTTTAAGGGGTATTTACACAAATTTATATAAGTCAAGCCTAAGACAAAAAAAAGTATATTTAGAAGATATAAAGGAAATTAAAGAAATACAAGAAAGTGGTATTGATGAAAAAGAATGGGCAAAGCAGCGTGACCATATAGATAGCATATTAAACGAAATGTATTGGTACGACAAGAAAATATTTGAGATAGTGGCGAAGGGTGTAAGCGTTGCAGAACTAAGCAGAAACACTAAAATAAGTTACTACTCGCTTTATAATACATATACAAACGCAAAGAAACATATAAAAAACAAGTTATGATACAAACTTTTAAAAGAGATTTAAAAAGAGGTAAACACCACGAGAACGTTGTTTTAAATTATATTAAAGCTAAATATAAAAACGCTTATATTAAAGATGGTTATTGTAAAGAATACGATATTTTTATCCCAGAGGTTAATTTTGGGGTTGAAGTCAAGTCAGATGAAAAAAGTAAATACACTAACAATATAGTTATAGAAATAGAATTTAATAATAAACCATCAGCATTAATGACAACTAAGGCTAAGTTTTGGGTTATTTATGATGGGTATAGTTATAATTGGTTTTTAACAGATAAAATAAAAGACTGCATAAAAGACAATAATTTAAGGTATGCAGAATTTATAGGTAAAGGAGATACTAAAAGTAAAAAAGCATATTTAATTAAAAAAGAACTTTTATATAAATACAAAGAATTATGAGATTAGGGGATTTAGTTTATTATATTACTTATTACACTGGCATTCATTGGTTAGTTAAAAAGATATGGGGTGACGATTGCGGTTGCGACCAAAGGCGTGACGATTGGAACGACATAAATATAGACTTATGAGAATAGAAGACCAAGACGCTTGGGTGGACTTTAAAGCAAATGTAACCACTAAGCTAACAAAAGAACAATACAGGCTACTCTGTACGCTACACGCTCGGTACTTAAACCACACCTACTATGAGCCTTGCAGTTGTAAACCTAAAATTCTAGTAATGTGGATAAAAGATTTAGATAATATATATAATAAAATAAAATGATTGAAAAAATACATAACTGGGAAAAAGCCGTTGTAACGCTTTTAAATTTAGATGGGTGGAACTTAACACATACAGGAAAAGGCAGTGAAAGCTGGGACGCCACAGGCACAACGCCAAAGGGTCAAGAGTGTGTTATCGAAATGAAATTTAGAAATAAATACTATGACACAAAAATACTGGAGAAATTCAAACACGATAAGTTAATTGAAACAGGTAAAGTCGCACTATACTTAGTAAACGACCCTAAAGGAAATTATATGTTCTGGCTAAATAACTTAGAAGGACTAAAGACTAAAGATATCTATTGCCCAGACACAACGCTATGGACAAAGAAAAAAGTTTTAAAGCCTTGTTATCTGTTGGAAGAGCAAGACGCTGCAATAATTAACTTAAATGAAGAACTAGAAATTGGGATCTGGGATAGCTATTTTGATATAAAAGAAAAAATAAATAAAAAAAAATAGTTAATTAATTTGTTTATAACGTTTATTTAGTTGTATATTTGTACCAACAATAACAAACAACACTATGAAAGCATCAGAAATAAATATTAAGTTAATAGGAAAAAAAGTAAGCTGTGTAAATTTAGGGGAAACAGTAAATGGAATTATAACAGATATTTACGAAGATGCTGAGCATATAGGTGTAAGAATTAAACACGAACCTATCCAGTGGGGTGCAGATGTATTTACTAATTTATTATCTAGTGCTTGCAAAGGAACTGATTTAATGCCAGCTACTGAAGGTAATTTAAAGTTTACAAAATTAATATAAAAACAAAACATTATGAAAACTACAAAAACAGGATTACACATTGAAACTAGAAAGAATCGTATTGAGGTTTACACTAAAAAAGATTTAAAGCAAATGGAAAAAGAACTTAGCGACAAAAGAGAATTAATTATTACAGCTTCAATTATAGCTTTAGCATCTTTATTATTTACTTTAGGTTTTATAGTTGGAATATCTAGATAATGACTTTACTACAAAAACAATCGTACAACCTTTGGTTTAACCACATAGCTGATAAGGTTATGGAATGGAGTAAACAAAAACCTGCCAATAAAGAACTAAGAAACTTTATACAGGGAATGACAGAAATAGGTCAATATGTAAACGCCTTAAACGTAGAAAACAGCGTACTAAGTAAACGCATAGCAATTATACGAGAAGAAAAAAACAAGCAGCTTATGGGCTTGAATAAGCAAATACAAGATTTAGAAAACAAATTAAAACAATACGAAATATGAGTTGGTTATATAGTTATATAGATGAACCAGATACAAAGACAGAATGTGCTTGTTGTGGTGATGAAACAAATGGCGATTATTATTGCTCAGTTGAATGCTTTAATTTAGATATAGAATGATACTACTAGTAGACGCAGACAGTTTAATATTTGCAGCTTGTTATAAAAAACGAGAGAACCCAGAAGATGACAAATACTTTAGGAACATAGAAGATGCTCAAGCTAAGTTCGATGAACAGTTTATGAGCATAATCAATAAGCTGGAAGATATGTATCCTGTTGAACGTGTAATAACGTTTAGCGGTAGCAAGGGTAACTTTAGAAAGCTAATTACAAGCGATTACAAAGCCAATAGAAAAAAGCAAGAGTTACCACCTTTATTAGATGAGATGCACCAATACGTAAAAGACCAATACGACAGCGTTTGGGGTTATGGAATTGAAACAGACGATATAGTGGCTAAATATTGGTACGAGTTATCAAATGAAGTTGGCAGAGATAATGTTATGATAATTTCTATCGATAAAGACTACCGACAATTTCCAGCCAAAATTTATAATTATCACTATAAACATAAAGAGGTTTTAGATATAAGCGAGGACGAGGCTTTATATAACTTTTATGAGCAATTTATAATCGGTGATTCTGCTGATAATGTACAGTACTTTAAAGGAAAGGGAGTTAAGTTTGCAGAAAAATATTTAGCTGATTGCGATACAAAATACCAATACACAAAAAAAATGTACGAATTATTTAAACAAGAATATAAAGGCAAAGCAAGGCAAAAATATGCAGAATGTTATCACTTGTTAAAACTTAGAACAAATGATTAGATTTGTATATGACATAGACATAGTTATAGAAGCTATGGAGAACCAAGACTATAAAGACGCTTTATCAATGATTAAAGACATACAAGAAGATTTAAGAATATTAGCATTACTATAAAACAAAAACAAAATGATAGCAAAATTAAAAAGTAGATTAGGAATTGAAGTATGGAAAGACATACCAGAATATGAAGGCTTGTATCAAGTTAGTAATTTAGGGAACGTTAAAAGTTTAGATAGGATTAATAGTAGGGGTCAAAAATTAAAAGGAACGGTATTAAAACCTCGTTTATCGCCTGTCGGGTATTTTAATGTTAATTTGTGTAAATACGGTGAGGTTAAAACAAAGAGTGTTCACACCCTAGTATCTTACGCTTTTCTTGACCATAAATCTTGTGGATATAAATTAGTAGTAAACCATATTGACATAAATCGTGAAAATAATAATTTATATAACTTAGAAATTATAACTCAAAGGGAAAATACAAATCATAAACACCTTAAAAGTTCAAGTGAATACATTGGAGTATCTTGGGCTAAGAGAAATAAAAAATGGCAGGCTCAAATATATGTAAACGGTAAAAGAAAACATTTAGGATTTTTCACAGACGAATTAGAAGCAGCACAAGTATATCAAAACGAATTAAATAAAATAAAATTATGAGAGCAACTTATTTACATTACGAAAACGGTAAAGGCTATGACGTTATAGACTTTATAAAAGATTATGAGCTAAACTTTAACAGGGGAAATATAATTAAGTATATTTGCAGAAGTGGAAAAAAAGACGATGAGTTAAAAGACTTAGAAAAAGCAGCAGATTATTTAAGACGTGAGATAGAATACCTAAGAGAGCAGCAACAACAATGGATAGAAAAAAACAAATAGAATACTATAAACAAATGGAACAAAAAGAACTAGAACACCAAGAACAAGTTAGAGGGGTACACGATGACCCAATAACACATAGACACCTAAGCTATTTAAAATGCGTTTTGATAAGTCAATTACTGCTAGAAGCAAACGATGACTTAAAAGGAAGCGTAGGGTTTAAGCAGAACGTAAAACTGCAAGTCAATAAGACATCAAAGCTATTGGAAGGAATATATCAAGAGGGTTTTAACAACGTTTATAATAACAATCCTGAAATGTGTACCAATGTACTAAACAAAATAGACAGCTTAATACACAAAATAAAAACAGCTAGTATTGATGAGCTAGTAATGATTGACGCACTTGTTGATAACTACTTTCAAAACAAAGAAGAACATAATAAAAACCAAACAGCAGAATTCACTAAAATAGACTAATTATGAACCCATTTAAAGAAGCAAAGAAATTACATTACGACACTTATTTATCTATAAATGAATATCCAGAAAAATCAACAGATTATCATCTATGGGATAAAGCTAAAGAGATATGCATTAATTATGTTGATGCTATTATAAAAGAAAAAGGTTATTTAAAAAAAGAATATAAAATAATAAAAAAAGAATTACTTAAATTATAAATTATGTATATAAATATAGAAATAAGAGATACAGACCGTAAAGACTATTATAAATTCCTTATAAACGGATTAGACTTGGGAACTTGGGAACGCTCAGACCTTAGACACTTAATAGAAACAATAGACAATAAAATATAAACAATGAGATTAGATATATTAAAAAAAGCAGTAGATAAAAAATTTGGTTTAGACATAGCCACAAGGTCAAGGAAAAGAAAATATGTATATCCAAGAAAAGTATTTTGTAAACTTGCAAGAGATACAAGAGTAACGTTTAGAGAGATAGGGAAAGAAATAAATACACAACACGACCTAGTCGTATTCCACTGTAATACAGTAGACGTTATAGACTACGAGCATAAAGATAAACACGATGAACTAATAGCCGAACTAGGGTTGGTATTTTCAAAGCCTTTCACAGACATACAAAAAGCAAAAATAAAAAAAGAAATAGAACAAATAAACACAAAAGAAACACTAAAGCGTATTAAGTGCATTACAGACGTTATAAGCGATTGGGATATAGAAACAGTACAAGAGTTTAAAAAAACACGACTAGACCCATTTAACGCATCATTAAAGACTAGAGTAAAGCCAAAGACTATAAAGGAAGTAAAAGGAGCGTTATTAAACAACCGAGTTAAAAACCCTGTATTATGCTAGTAACAAAATAAAACGCATTTGTTTATATATTAATAGGATTGATTAAACAATTTATTTCAATATGGACAACAGGAAAAACAACGGTGGTGCAAGAGAAGGTGCGGGACGTAAGCCAAAGGCACAAGAACAAAAACTTATAGAACGCTTAGACGCTATAATAGACAAAGACGAAGCACTAGGTAAGCTAGGAGAGTTAGTAGCTAAAGGCGATATGAGAGCCGTACAACTGTATTTAAGTTATCGTTATGGCAAACCTAAGGAAAGTGTTGACATTAACTCTAGTGAAGGCTTAAACATTAACTTTAGAGATTTAATTAAATTCGTTGATTGAGGTAAAGAAAAAATATATGCCTATTGTTGATTCAGACAGTAGGTATTTTATTATTAGTGGTGGGCGTGGTTCTGGGAAGTCTTTTTCAGTTAACGCCCTTTTAGTGATGCTAACATACGAACAAGGTCACACGATACTGTTTACACGTTACACATTAACCTCAGCTTATATATCAATCATACCAGAGTTTATAGACAAGCTAGAACAGTTTGGCTCAATAGCAGACTTCCACATAACCAAAGACGAAATACTAAACAAAAAGACAGGCAGTAAAATAATATTCAGAGGGATTAAAACTTCAAGCGGTGACCAAACAGCAAACCTTAAATCTTTACAAGGTATTACTACTTGGGTTGTAGATGAAGCTGAAGAACTAGTGGACGAACAAAAGTTTGATACTATTGATTTGTCAGTAAGGCAGCAAGGTAAACCAAACAGAATAATATTAATACTAAACCCTACTACAAAAGAGCATTTTATATATAGACGTTTCTTTGAAGATAGAGGGGTGCAAGAGGGTAGCAATACAACTAAAGAAAACACCACATACATACATACAACGTACCAAGACAATATAGACAACTTATCTAAAAGCTATATAGACCAAATAGAGCAAATGAAGATAAGACGTCCAGAGAAATATAAACAGCAAATGCTAGGCTCGTGGTTAAACAAAGCAGAGGGGGTTATATTTAATAATTGGAGTGTAGGGGAGTTTAAACATATAGGTACAAGCGTATGGGGTCAAGATTATGGGTTCGCAGCAGACCCTAGCACTTTAGTTGAAGTTAATATTGACAGCACAAACAAGCGTATATATTTAAAGGAATGTTTTTACTTACAAAGACTAACCACGTCACAAATAGCACAACTCAATTTAAAACACGCTAGAGAGGGTTTAATCGTTGGAGATAGTGCAGAGCCTAGACTACTAAGCGAAATAAAAGCAAAGGGTTGTAATGTACGCCCAAGCATAAAAGGTCAAGGAAGCGTTACTTATGGCATTAGCTTATTACAAGATTATGATATTATAGTAAGCCCAGATAGCACTAACTTAATTAAGGAGCTAAATAATTACAGATGGTTAGAACGAAAATCAAATACACCAATAGATAAATATAATCATTTAATAGATGCAGTTCGTTATGCGGTAGGCTTTCAATTACAGAATCCAAACAGAGGCAAATATACCGTATCTTAGTTACTAAAATAAATTAAAAAAGTTTATATATTAATATGGAAGTAAAGTTAAGCATACCAACAACGTTAAATGAAATCACTCTAGGGCAATACCAAGAGTTTTCAAAACTAGATATCACAAGTGAATCAGAAGTTCAATCTAAGATGATTGAGATATTCTGTAAAGTACCTGTTGAGGTTGTACGTTCAATGAAAGCAAAAGATATAACCGATATATGTACCGTCATAAATACTATGTTTGATGTAGAGCATCAGATGTTAAATAGGTTTCAAATGAACGGTAATGATTACGGTTTTATACCAGACTTAGAAAACATAAGTTTTGGTGAGTATGTGGATTTAGATACGTTTATGGGCGATAATGATAATTTGCATAGGGCTATGAATGTTTTATACAGACCTATTGATTTAAAACAAGGGCAAAGATACACGCTAAAAGAATACGACCCAGATACAAATGAAGAAGCTAAGAACTATCCTTTAGATGCGTGTTTTGGTGCTATGGTTTTTTTTTACGATTTAGGGAAGGACTTATCAACAGTTATTCTGAACTCTTCGAGCAAACAGAACGAGGAGAATTTAGCGCAATTTCTGGCTTCACAGCCAAATGGGGATGGTACAATTCAATCTATGCAATCGCTGACGGAGATATTACAAGGTTTGAAGATATCACTAAACTAAATGTTCACGAGTGTTTAACTTACTTAACATATACAAAAGAGAAAAACGAAATTGAAGCAAGGAATATAAAAAACAAATTCAAATGAGCCAAACAGGAATAAGAGGTTATTATTTATTGACCCAAACTATTAAAGACGCATTATTAGGCGATATAAACGTTAATACAGTTACAGAGGGTGATTTGTTTGATGTTGATTTGTCTAAGCAAACGATATTCCCTTTATCACATTTAATAGTTAATACTGTCACAGCACAAGAAAGTGTTTTAAGGTTTAACATTTCTATCCTTGCAATGGATATAGTGGACGAGAGCAAAGAACCAACGTCGGATATATTTATAGGAAACAACAATGAGCAAGATGTTTTAAATACACAACTAGCAGTGTTGAATAAGTTAGTACAGGTTTTAAGGCGTGGCGATTTATATAATGATAAATACCAATTAAGTGGTGATGCAAGTTTAGAACCGTTTGTAGATAGGTTTGAAAACAAAGTAGCAGGTTGGACTGCAACGTTTGACATATTTGTAAATAACGACATTGAAATATGTTAGCAGATAAATCTTTACAAGAAGAATTAAACAAATTCGCTAAGTACGTTATACAGCAAAGCAGAAGCAACTTAACTAAGGGTGACTCTGATTATGGCACATACAACGACACTAAGACACTTTACAATAGTTTAAAGGGTAACGTAATACCAACTAAAAACGGTGCTAACCTTAGTATTGAAATGGCTGATTATGGTAAGTTCAAAGACAAAGGAGTTCGTGGTAAGTCATCAAGTGCAAAAGCACCAAACAGTCCATTTAAATTTGGAAGTGGCACAGGGCGTAAAGGCGGTTTGACCGAAGCGATGGAAGGTTATGTTAAAAGACGTA